CCCGCCACATACTTTGACCGGATCTACCTGCCACACATCCTCGCAGTAATGCTTCGTGTACGGGTGGTTTGCCTTATGCATCTTGATCGCCTCTGGATCATGATTGATCGCGATATCTACACAGTACCCTGTCGCTTCTTCGATGCCGGTGCTTGCCCCGCCACCCCCAGCAAAGTTATCTACTATCAATTCTCCGTTAATCATCGACCTCATTCTCCTCCTGTATAAATTCATCACTGGCTTCCTTTCTCAAAACGAATATTTAACGTACATATACATATTGCTTCCCTCAATAGGATAATAATATGTGCCGTCTCCAGAATCCTCCCATATCATGATTTGATCACACCATTCACCATCCGATTGTTCTTCCCCATGCACTTCCTTCGAAACTCCAAACGAATGTGCGTAAATGCCATCAAAGCCGTTTTCGTTGACCCATTCGTCAAGTTCCTTGAAAAGTTCATTTGCCTCATTCACTAATTTTTCATAACGAGCTGCTTTCTCAGCTATTTCCTTCGATACAGTCATTTTCTATTGCCCTCCTCCGGTACAAATTCTTCGCACGCATCTTCATCGCCCGCCGGATGCCAGTCACAAAACTCGTCATACCAGCAGTTCCAGCACGCTCTATTGCAATTATCATTCATCTCCATGTCCTTTCTTCTACCTCTTCTTCGGTAGCTTCCCCGTCAATAGTTTCTGTTTGATATCTCCACCCAAATTCATATCCACGCATAATGAATTAATTTTGTCGTTTCTGCTCTATTCATCTCAAAACCTCTCCATGATAGTCTTGTAAAACGCATCACAGGCGGCATCCCATCCCCTGGCAAACTCATCGCCCGCATCACAGCCGCCCATCTCTTTTATCAGCTCCAGCACTGCCGCTTTGGGGATGCTGTCCTCCGCATCTTTCTTCATTCCTTCCACCTCCCCAGCAGCCTCATATATCTGCTTATCTCTGCCAACGTTTTGCGGCGATACGCGTAGAAATCGTCCTCGCCCGCCGGTATCTGCCGCCCCATCCGCAGGAGTGTCCGATATCCGGAGCCACTGGTAATCGAATCATATATTGCTATTTCCAGCCCTGGAGCAGCAGAGATCGCGCATTGAAGAATAATAAGCCGTTCCTCTGCAGACGCTTTCATACAGCGCTCCCGGGTCTTCTCCTCATCGCTTTTCAACATTCCATAATCCGCATAAGTCTTATAACGCGTTCTCATGCAGTTCTCCTTCTCCTTTCCGCCTACACCGACATTTCTACCGCCGATCCAGAATCTTCCCGCGGTAATACATCGCCAATTCCGCGTATGTACTGCTGCTTCCGTCGGATGTCCGAACTAGATACCTATGCTTGCTGATTACCCGAACCGTCCGGCGCACGGTCCGCACCTCGCCTTTGGTACGTGTGTCGGCAAGCAGCATCACTTTAAGCAGATCCCCGACTTGCACGCGGTTCCTGGTCTTTTCCAGTTCATCCGACCAGATGCCATCTACCATCCGACGATCATCTGGCTTGTCCAGTTCCTCGTCGTTTTCCTCCTTGCCTACACGCGTCAGCAGGTAAACCGCTTTCTGACCGCGCACACCATCGCCCTCCTGAATCAGTTCGCCCAGAGCACACATTTTCTTTACCGCAGCTCTGGTTCTCTCCCGTTCCTCGCCAATCGCTTCCGAAAGCTCCCGAAGGGTATTTCTCTTGCCGCCCCGAAGCTGCTTCTTGATGGCTGCCCGGCGTTCATCCATGCTTTTCATCGTCCTCTAACTCCCTTCATCCCGTACCGGGTTCCATAGCGCTTCCAGCCTCGCCCTGCGCCGCTGCGCCCACCATGCCCCACACCATCGCATCGTAGTCGTAACCATGTTCTTCCAGGTTGTGAAAGCGGTTCTTCTTGGCGACTTCGGCGGCCCCATCCTGCCTCTGCGGATTTTTTTCTCTCCTGTCCCAATTTCTAACCGCTGCTTTCCAGTCCTTCATGCGATTCTTGCCGACCATCCAGCCGTTACTGGTGTAAAAGTCAATAAAGCGTGCTGCATCCACGTTCGTGTAACCCATTTCCCGGCAATATTCACTCACATTCTCCAGGGTGGGCGGCGCGATGCGCTTTTCTTTTACACCCTCTAGGGTGTTTTCTTTTAAATCATTATCATACTCATTATCATTATCAGCTTTTTTTGCTTTTTCAGAAAAGCATTTGCTTTTTTTGCTTTCCTCAGAAACCATTTGCTTTTTATCAGAAGCATTTGTTTTCGGTCTTCCGCCTTTCTTTCCTGCTTCCGATCTGGCTGCACACGCTTCTTTGTAACGCTGGCTGTCCGCATCCAGCTGCTGTTTAATAAGCTCGAACACAAACGCCAGTGCCGGATCCTCCGGAACAGCATCCGGGTCTTTCTGATAGGCGTAGATCGCTTTAATGAGTTCGCCCG